TACTATGGACAGGGTGTGGAGTACAGACAATTCAAAAGTGACTGTATGTTTCACTGCCGAAAAAATAAAACCAAAACTGGATCTGCCGAGATACTAAAATGGAAAATATCCAACAACAAGTTGACAGGTTGGTAAATCATCACATCCTTATAGGTAGGCTTGTTATGCTCTTTGAAAATATTGACACATTCATAGTCATCTACAGTCATGGTGTCATAGCCAAATTGTTTCAGCAATGGTACAAAGATGTTAGACCATTTCTTTGCAGCTTTATCTCCGTGTTTGTAGTTTACCTCAATTACAATATGTTTCAGGTTCCTGCGGATAGCTAGAAAGTCAAAGTTGTGATTTAGTATTTCTTGATCATAGTCTTTCAGAGCTGAAGCTGGAATGAGTTTGGTGATATTTACCTGAGCATTTACACCAGATATCCCCCAAGGGTTATCCAGTATTTTTTTTACGAGCTTTTCTCCTCGGCCAATAAACTGCTCACTCAGGATATTTCGCTCCGCAATGTGCGCATTTTTCGCATGCCATACAATAATCAAAAACTCCACATTTGAGACACATGCGATATGGATTAATCATCGCCAACGATTTTGAATCCCTTTGCTCTCATCTCGTCTTCTGTATCTTTAATTTTCTTAACTAATGCTTTGTGGACTGCAAGTGGTATTGTATCTCCTACATCTTCCTTGTTGGTAGATATCTCAATTTCTTCAAGCTCAGTCTCTATCCAGCATTTTATTGAATAGTGTGGCTTTGATGTGCTTTTCTGCTCAGCTTGGAGCTTGTAACGATATGGTTCTAATTTAGTCACATGTCATCTTCTCCGCATTCACACTCTTCGTTGTCTTCTCCACACCAGGGACATTCGCTATCAGGAAATCCAGTATCTGGTGTTACATCAGTGTCAAGACTCATGCCATGTACTCCGTAGGGATTGTGATAGATTTGGGTACTTTGGTTATTCTTTTGGCTATTGTGATGATTTACCAACCTGTCAACTTGTTGTTGGATATTTTCCATTTTAGTATCTCGGCAGATCCAGTTTTGGTTTTATTTTTTCGGCAGTGAAACATACAGTCACTTTTGAATTGTCTGTACTCCACACCCTGTCCATAGTAAAAGCCTCAAAGAAATCTTCAAGCTCATCACAGAGATTCTTGATAATATCTAGATTAGTTTCACGAGGTTTCATATTTACTCCCGCATTCTGGGCAATTCGTTGGTATGCTCACAAACTCGTCTATACTATGACATACTGGACATTCCATTTTCATGTCAATTGTACGTGTTGTATGGTTATAGAGAACTAAAATCTTCTCATCTTTTGTCGGTGTCGTATGGCTACTATCTTGTATGCGTCTTCCTGATAGTTCTGGTCTGCCACCAAACAGTAGATAATGGACATTACAGAGTCTGGAGGGTGGTTGTATTCCTTAACAGCCTTCTGTCTTGGATCCTCCACGTAATCCTCGATGTCATCCTCCAAGTCTTTTCGTGTGATACTGCAAAAGTCTTGCATCAAGAAATCAGTTTCATAATCGTGATAAGCTGGAATTATGAGTAGTGTACGATTAAGGTCTTCTTCTCCAAGTCGTGTAGGATGAGCAACGGTTTGGCCCACGAAGTTGACGAAATTTTGTATAATTGTTGTTTTGTCGACACGGATGGATCTGTACTCAATACCTTTCTCGTCAACATTCTGTCCAATGTCAATTTCAGGTTTCGTGAAATCTCCGTGAGTTCTGCAACCGATAAATCGCTTTCGACCCAGTCCTTGGAATTTGGTATCTTTACTGTCACGGCCCCCGTCTTGGATATATCTAACTTGATCTTGTCCATACCCCCCAGTCGCCAACAGCTACATCAACACCATACTCCTCAAAGATTTGAGCTATGTAAGCTGATTGATCAGCTGGGTGCTCTTTTGGTCTTGGCTCTATCCAAACAATCTGATAGCGGTTTGATTTTCTCCACTTTATGATTATGCAGATAATTGTTTGAGAACCCGAAGTTGAACCTGATCCAAAGTCAACTCCTCCGATAACACGAATCTCATTTCCGTATATGGCTTTGAGTTCTGTGACTTCCCAAGGCTTGAGGAGCTTGAGGTCTCTGGCGTAACAACGCTCCACCATGTCGGGGGTGATTGGCCTTCTCTCTGCTTTGTAAAATTCACCAAGTGTATGGGACATGAACATGGATTCAGGATAGTGTTTCTTTTGATATTCGATGGAAATTTCAGGTAATGCCCGATACTTGTGTATAGCATCATCTATTGTCATTGGGATGGTTGGAAATATTGTTTGAGGAAAATGATATCCATGAATCTCAGCTTTAGGATTTTGAGCTATCCATCTCCCAGTTAAGATTAGTTCAAGTTCATCTACACTATTTGAGATATCGCCTTTAGAGTCAAATGTTAGTCTGTCTCGCCAGTTAGGATCTTTGTATATCCATTCGCACATTGTAGATTTGGTCCATCTGGTATGGTACGGACTACCAGCTTCACCACCAATTCCATACATCTTGAGTTTGCCCTTTGTAGCTGAGAGAGAATAAATTGCAATTCCCAAATATTGCAGGTCTTGAGCTTGAGCTTCATCAATAATTAGAATACGATTTGATTTTCCCTCTACTCCGTGGAATTTGTTCTCATCAGTTAGAATGTAAATGACGGTAGAATTTTTTAGCTTTATTCTAAAGATAGAGGCTCTGCCTTGAGGAAGGTATCCACGAAGCTTCGAGTTGCTAAGAAAGACGTCATTTCTGAGACGTTGTTCTGAGAAAGCAGATTTGTGTTGTTCGTCATCAAGTACGACAGAAATTTCATCTCCTGCATACTTGAGAGCATGAAACGCCAGGTCTGATCCAGCATTAGTTGACTTGTGTGTTTGTCTGCCATTGACACACATTATGTTATTGTGTTGATCATTTAACACTACGGTCCAAAATGGAAATAAATCATACCGTCTTTTCTTGCGGCCAATGTTTGGTTGGTATTCTGCAATAAATTCTAGTAAAGTATCAGGGATCTCCTGATTAATTATATTCTGACATTGCTTGATGTATTCAGTCCATTCGTAAACTTGCTGTTTAGCAGTCTTCATTGAAACATTTTCTCCCAACATTTCTCATGATAGTATTGAGTCCCGTTTCTTCCCTTGGAGCGAGCTTGAATATTATCTCCTGGTGTGAAAACTTTCTCACATTTACTGCAAGTGTGTCCTCCTCTGGTCTGGAACCGTGCAATGTTCTCATAGTTTAGTGTAAGGAGTCGCTGTCTTCTTCCCATAGTAGGAAGTCCCATCCAGTTACGGATAGGAACTATATCGTCTATCTTTGATGGGTTTCATACATAGTTGTGACTCGCTCTCCCCGTATGGGTATCATGGATTCTGTGGCTCGTCTGTCTATTGTGGGTTTCAAACTGTCTGGTGACTCGTATGCCCAATATGGTTTTCATTTTCTAACTGACTCGTAAAGTATCCTTTGGTTTTCATAGACAGCTTGACTCGTACCTTTCATCTGGGTTTCATTCAACTTCTGACTCGTGTTCTTCTTTTGGTTTTCACATGATGGGTGACTCGAACGCACCTAGTGGGTTTCATCATTACTGTGTCTCGTATCTTTCAATTGGGTTTCTTACATTACAATGACTCGTAGGGGCAGTCTGGGTTTCTTCCTTTCACTGACTCGAACATACACTATGGGTTTCTGATATTATGTGTCTCGACTATGAACATTGGTTTTCTCATTCATGTTGTCTCGTGCTTTTTTGTTGGGTTTCGTGATTCTCCTGACTCGTATATATCAGATGGATTTCAATGATTGATTGACTCGTAATTGCGCAGTGGGTTTCAGATTTAGAATGAACTCGTATTTGCTATATGGATTCCAATTACAAGTTGAACTCGTACCTCTTCATTGGGTTTCTCAACTAACATGAACTCGTAGATTCTCCAAGGGTTACACTGTTTTATTGACTCGAACCTTGCATGTGGGTTTCAACCGTTCAATGTTCTCGTACTTACAAAATGGGTTTCAGATTCTTATTGACTCACCTTGGTGAGCTTGCGGGGTAGGTATTATTTTAGGATTCTGTGAATAGAAATAATATAATTTTTCCATTGCGGGTCTTACCCGAAACGGTTTTTTTATTTTCTGTCCCAGTTTGGAGACTTGCAATAGTTGCATTGTTTTGGCCAATGTTTCTCGGAAGTCCACTCCCCTTCACATCTCTGACAAATATGCAGCCAAGCTTTAGTTTTAATGATAATTTGTTTGGATGCTGATTGAACTCGAGCTCCAAGCTTCTCTTTGAATTTTGTATTATTCTTCTTCATGTATTCTGGAGTCTCTGAAGAATTGAACTCTTCTTCGGTAGCTCTAACGCCAGCATCGCATTTACTTGGTCTTCCCGGACCTTTCTCCTGTTTGTGGAAAAAATATGTATGAACTCTATCATCCTTTTCTACGATTTCCTTTCTTACCCCTGGTTTTTCACAGATATAGCATGGTGCAATTACTGGAGGTCTGGCTTTGAGTTTCATATTCTTCTATCGGCCTCTGTAACATATTCATATTTTATCAAGGTCTTTCTAATTATGTCATCTTCTTTCTCCCAAAGTGTGGCAGGATCCATTTCGTGATAGTTTCTGTTAGCTATTTGAACTGAGATTCTAGCTAAATTACGAATCTTCCTGTGGTGAACATTTCCCAGTCTGTGATAGTCTCTTTTATTGACATAGATGTATTCGGTGTTTGTGAGATTCCTGACGATAATGTTTGGTTCCATAAAGTAGTAAGCTGGTTTTCCGTCTCCCGCATCCACGTTCTGCCAGTCGATTCCAGAGGATCTGTTTGGTTTCTTTTTTATTTTGTGTTCTCCAGGTTTGCTCTTTCCTTTCTCTATTGGATGCCCAATGAGTTCCTGAAGTTTCTTAATTATGGGAATTTTTTGTGCCAGTGTCTCCTTGTTTCCTTCTCCTGCAAAGTTATCACCGGATAGTTCAATACACAAATCACTTAGCATCTCGTTGATTAGCTTGTCGTCTTCCCACCTGTTCTGGTTTGATGGAACAGAGGTTCCTGCTTTCTCAAAGTTTTCCTGGACATATCTCCTAAGATTTTTCATAAAGTCCTTTTTGATTCCCATTTTATCAGACTGGATGGAGTTCCTAGCTGAGGTAGGTCTTACCATCCCATAAATTTCCGATTCAAATCAATTGTAAGATTACAGTTGAATACTTTCTTGATATACACATCAACTCGACCATAGTGGTTCTCAGATGGCTCCAATACCCCTGTTACCTCAAAGTCCCCAATCACCTCACAGATGTGAACTGCATTAACATCCATGTCGTGCAGTGGCTCCAAGATTCTTCCATTAACTATAATCTGCTTTCCTTCAGCTAACATCAGATTGAAGGTCTTTCGCAGATATGCAACAAGCTCACGTATGTCATATTCCCTCTCTGGTTTCTCTATTACAATTTTAACTCCCTTGTGATCTAAATAGTAGTCAGCCTTTGCATTGCTGGTCCACTCGTGTGTCATTCCTCTAATACTGTCTTTTAGTGCAAACTCCCCGTTGTTAGAATAATACACGACAGGCTGTGCCACATCAAGCAGTGACATTTTACCCATCCCATAAATTTCCGATTCAAATCAATTGTAAGATTACAGTTGAATACTTTCTTGATATACACATCAACTCGACCATAGTGGTTCTCAGATGGCTCCAATACCCCTGTTACCTCAAAGTCCCCAATCACCTCACAGATGTG